GTTTGATTAAAGCAACAACTAAAGATGAGGTGCATACTAAAGAGAAATGTCGAATATTTTATGTTAATAATATTGCTTTAACTTGGATGATTAGGAAGTACTATTTACCTATAATCCGATTTTTGCAAATGCATCCGACATTATCAGAGTGCGCCGTAGGAGTTAATGCTGAAAGTAAAGAATGGGAACAATTGGATAAATTTATGAGGAAATACGATCGCCTTATTGGTGGTGATTATAGCAAATATGACCAGAAAATTCCAACCCAATTAATACTTACAGCTTTCCGAATCTTAGTTGATTTGGCATCCCTGTGTAATTACACAGATGAAGATCTTTTAACCATGCAGACAATGATTGCAGATGTTGTATATGCATATATAATGTTTAATGGAGATTTAATTGCTTTAACTGCCGGTACACATATAAGTGGCAATTCACTTACAGTGATTATCAATGGAATAGTAGGAGCACTAAATCTTCGTAATGCATTTTATCATTACAACCCTAAAATCAAGGATTATAGAAAATACTGTGCTATCATGACTTATGGTGATGATAATGCAGGATCCGTCTCGAAGAAAGTGAAATTTGGTATAAAATCAGTAAGCGAATTTTTGGCTATTTATGGTCAGACATATACCATGCCTGATAAAGAGTCAAAGCTCGTCGAAGAGTTGCCTGAGGATAAATGGGAATTCCTTAAGCGTAAAACAGTTTTTATACCAGAGATCAATTGTCGAGTTGGAGCATTGAGTGAAGCATCCATGATTAAAGATCTTTATATGCACATACCATCAAAAAACAATGAACTCTGTCCTATGGATCAGATGGCAGTCAATATTGATGGTGTTGTGCGCAATGCCTTTTTCCATGGTCGCAAACGATACGACTATTGGAAAGGCAAAATGTTGGACCTAGCTATAGAGGCAGGCTTAGAAAATAAATGTAGATTAATTCATCAACCTTTTGAAACTAGAGTCCACGAATGGAAATTGAGATATGTTCCAGAATATCAAGCAGCTCATGGCATTGATGCTGAAGAACAACTCTTATTTTCCGCTATTGGTGTGTCTGTACGTTAGACGCACCGCCTGTCCTCGGATATGACATAAAACTGTCCACCCCGTATGGCACATGGGGTTCAAGTGTAAAGTTGAAGATGCTGGTCCTGTATACGATCGCTACATGTACTTTGTTGTAGCCCTTCAAACCATAGTATGACGCTTTGCAGGATCAAAGATAG